CGTAGTAAATTGTATGGAATTAAATTCTTTGACAGCAATTTAGATCAACAACTCGAGTCAGAGTCTGTGCTAACACAATCTATTGTTAATCGTAAAACAACTAAAGTGTTTGTAAAGAAAAGCAAATGGGCGTTTGACAATGTTGTGAGTACACTAGTTGACTTAGATCGCTTTCCGCTAGTAATTCTACTAGAAGAAAACGATCCATACGATCATTTAACAGAAACATACAATGCATTTAAGAATATAGTTTCGCCTGATGAAGTTAGTGTACAGTTTCGATTGAGTTCAGACCGTAGTAATGGATTTAACGAGTTTATTAAAGAACATGGCTTGAACACTCCGGTTGACAGCAATACAAAAATTGTGTATACTAGTATTGACAAATTAAATAAACCTCTGCTTGCTAGCGATTGTAGACCTAAAACTATAATGTTGCTAGAAAGCAGACGCACTGGTACGAAAATCAATGCATGGCTCAATGAGTTTGATCTTGTTATACACTATGACGAGAACATTTCACAGTTTATGCGATTTCAAAGAGAAACGCTTACAGAGGTATAATGGCTAGTTGTAAATTAATAATTGAAGATGAAGTAAACATAAAGTTGGAAGGACTTGATGTAGATGTACGCCGAAAGCTCGCGAATGCTCTTAAGTTTGAAGTGCCATACGCAAAGTACATGCCTCAATATAAACTGGGACGTTGGGATGGTAAAGTTGCTTTCTTTGGCATTGGCGGTACAGGTTACGTTAATCATCTTGATACTATTGTGGAAGTTCTTGAAAAGAACAATGTGCAAATAGTTGATATTGAAGATAACAGACATCCTGTAAAACTTGACTTTAAACCTATCACAGAGAACTACTGGAAAGACCAAGGCGTTAAATGGCCTAAAGGACATCCAGCAGAAGGCGAAGATATTATTCTGCGCGACTATCAAGTTGATGCAATTAACAAGTACTTGGAAAATCCACAAGCACTACAAGAAATTGCTACAGGTGCAGGTAAAACAATTACAACTGCAACACTGTCGCATTTGTGTGAGCCTTATGGACGTAGTCTTGTAATTGTACCTAACAAGTCGCTAGTAGAACAAACAGAAGAAGATTACATCAACTGTGGACTAGACGTTGGTGTATACTTTGGCGACAGAAAGCAATTAGGCAAGACACATACAATTTGCACATGGCAATCACTTAACATACTTGACAAGAAGTTTAAAGACGGCAGTGCTGTATTAAGCCTTGCTGAGTTCTTAGAAGGTGTAAGTGCAATTATTGTAGACGAAGTACACCAAGCAAAAGCAGAAGTACTCAAGAACTTGCTTACACGCAACTTACGTAATGCTCCTATTCGTTGGGGACTAACAGGCACAGTGCCTAAAGAGAAGTTTGAGTTTGAAGCAATTCACGCTAGCCTAGGACCTGTTATCGGAGGCATTACTGCTAAAGAACTACAGGACAAAGGTGTACTGTCTGACTGTCACGTAAACATTGTACAGTTAATAGATCCTCAAGCATTTTCAGATTACCAAAGTGAATTGAAGTATCTAGTAACTAACAAAGACAGAATAGAATATATTGCTAAACTGTTAAACACAGTACGCCAGGACGGCAACACACTTATACTAGTTGACCGTATTAGTGCTGGCGAAGCATTGGCAGAACTTATACCAGGTGCTACGTTTGTAAGCGGCGCTGTTAAGAACAAAGATCGAAAAGAAACATATGACACAATTCGAGAAGGCACGAATGAGGTTATCATCGCTACCTATGGAGTTGCGGCTGTTGGTCTCAATATACCTCGTATCTTTAATCTTGTGTTGCTCGAGCCAGGCAAAAGTTTTGTTCGAGTAATTCAAAGTATTGGGCGTGGCGTCCGTAAAGCCAAAGATAAAGACTTCGTACAGATTTGGGATATTACATCAACATGTAAGTTTGCCAAGCGGCATTTGGCTGCACGTAAGAAGTTCTACAAGGATGCACAGTATCCTTTCACAATAGAAAAAGTAGATTGGGATAATAAATGAGAATACTAACATTAGACAACGAGTGCTTCCACTTAGACAAGTTACCAGAAGAACTAGAAGACGACATACGATTTGCAGTATTAGACAATTCTAATCCAAAAGACCCGGACTTCTTTTTTGTTCCGCTGATCTTTCTTGAGAGTTTTACTGCACCGGCAATGGTAATTAATATTGCAGGCAAAGAAATAACAATGCCTGTGGATTGGAGTATTGCTGTAGGATGTTCAGAATCAGGAAATGACCTAGAAGTATTGCCATTAACAAGTTTAAATGATAGAGGCTTCGAAGCGTGGATATATAATCCGCTTTCAAGTTTCAAAAGTGAGTTTGGTGATATTGATATTGTAAACTTTTATTCGGATGTAAAATGGTACTTTCCTAAAATGAAAAATGGACAACTACTAAGTGTACCGATTGACGAAGGTGCCAATCCGCGATGCGTTTACTTTGTAAAAGATATTAGTCGTCAAAGTGAAGTAATAGAATATTCTAATTTAATCTAAGAAAGGATTATAGTAATGAAAGCAGGAAAGATTTGGGGACAGACTGAATTGATTCATGCTAACGGTGTACTAGAGTTTCACCGTATTGAATATAAAGCAGGATACAAGTGCTCGGAGCACGAACATCGATACAAATGGAATGGCTTCTTTGTAGAGTCGGGAAAGATGATTGTTCGTGTGTGGCAAGACGGCGAGCAAGAAGGTTTAGTAGATGAAACTATTCTTGGACCCGGAGACTTCACACAAGTGAAGCCAGGAAAGATTCACCAGTTTGAAGGTTTAGAAGACGGTGTCGCTTTTGAACTTTACTGGGCTGAATTTAATCACGACGATATTGTTCGTCGTACAGTTGGCACTAAAAGCTAATGATTGATTTAACTACATACTCATTTACAAACAAACTAGTCTTTATTAAAGGAGCAGTTGACACCCTTCCTGCATGGGACGATGTTATTATAGATTTAGATGAAAATGTTAAACTAAGACCAAACGAAGTAAAGGACCAAGGGAATCTAGGAATAGTAACGCATTATGGCGAAAATATTAAATCTGTAGATATTATACGAAAACAGATACACAAATTGCGCCCAGACGAAAGCATATGCACAGCTCATCTTTATATTAGTTTTTTATCGTCTAGTTCTACTACAGGATGGCATAATGACGATACTGATGTATTTTATATTCAAGCAAAGGGAATAACAAATTGGGAAGTAGATACTGGCGACGGGGAACACCTCTTTACTTTATCTCCCGGAGACTTAATTTATGTTCCTAAGAGGATGTTACATAACACAAAACCAATAACTCCTAGAGTAGGCATATCAATAGGATTCACAAGATGAATATAAAAAGTTATAGGATTGATAACGAATACTTTGTAACGAAGCTTGACAACTTCAATGAATTTAAGAAACAGTTTGTTGATATTATTAAACATATACCTTACGATAAAATCGAAAACGATTACGAAACTGTAAGATATACAGATTGGGATAAAATGTATGAAGATAAAATTTATGCAGATCTTCTTAAAGAATACGTTGATCCTTTTTTTAAACAAATGGCTCATCATTTAGAATGTAAGTATTTTTCAGTTTATGATTTTTGGTTTCAAGTATACGAAGAAGGAGATTTTCATGATTGGCATAATCACGTGAGCTGTATGTATAGTAATGTGTTATACTTGCACCTAGAAGACGAAAACTTTTCAACAGAATTATACGACAGATACAATAATAAAATTATTAGAGTACCTGAAGCAGTAGAAGGAACAATATTAACTTTTCCTTCGAATTATGCTCATAGGTCAAAACCTTTATCAAAAGGAAAAAAGATTATTTTATCTTTTAATACTAGTTTCTTTGACATGTATAGAGAAGATATTAATAATAGATTGAACGAATAATACTATTAAGGAGAAAATTATGTTCAAATGGTTAAAACGATTGTTTGGTAATGCTTCTAGTGAGTTACAAGAAGATACTGTTGCTAATATTGTTAACGAGACAACAGCACCAGAGCCTGTAGCAGAAGCAACACCGGCAGATAAACCTAAAAAGAAATCTAAGAAAGGATCTGGTAAAACGTGTGACTTTAGTAAGTTAACTAAAACACAGTTACTAGCAGAAGCAAAACACCGTGGTGTTAAAGCAAATGCAAGTATGAAAAAACAAGATATCTTGGATAGACTAAATGCAAGCTCAAAGAAATAATTTAATTCCTGATCAAGCATTGATATACGAGCGTGTCGACGGTGTCGTCTACGCTCGCTATCGTGACTTGCCACAATACGAAAGATGGATTGTAGGAGGCGACCCTGCTGGCATAGCAAGAGCACAAGGCGACATGTTAAACTATGGCGAATGGCAAGAGCTATGTGAACTAGCAGAGGAGTACCCCACAATAAAAAAGCTCTTAGATCAGCTGGTTACGACTTACTATACAGTTAAAGATTCTGCATAAAGTACTTGGCAAATACTGTAACTGGTTGTATAATGTATTGTAAGAATTGAGGAAATAGTATGGCAGAAAAACTTGCAATAAAAGAAATACTCAGCTGGATAGACAACGACGAAAAAGATATCTGGAATCATCTAGAAGACGAGCACAAGAAGCAAGTCAGTTTCTGGTTACTAAACAGATATGTTAGCAGTGTAAATGGTTCTCGCGAAAAGCAAGAACTTGCAGTGTTTAAGACTAACGAGTAT